AGCAAGGACTTCTCACTAGTTGAGCAAGAACTGTCTGTTAAAGGTGGAGGTGTACATTACACATTCCCTTACAAGATGATGAATGCTATGACAATGATTCGTATGCAAGATACAATTCCGGGTAACATGATCGAAAGACCAGTTAAGTTCTCTTGGATTGATCCGATTTCGAAGAAATTGATGACTACTTGGATGGACTACCGTTCATACGAACTTGAAATGCAGTATCAAGATGAGATTAATCACATGTTGGTTTATTCTACATCTAACAAGACTGCTGAAGGTACTTATGTACAACGTGGTAAATCAGGTAGAGTAATGCAAATGGGTGCTGGTATTAAGCAACAAATGGAAGCTGCTAACTACAATACCTACAACTCTTTCGACATTAAGAAATTTACTGAAATGCTTCTTGACCTGACCGTTGGTAAGGTTATCATGGGACAGCGTGAAGTAACAGTTCTTACTGGAGAATGGGGAATGTACCAATTCAGTGAAGCTCTTGAGAGTTACACATCTCTTTATACTCCTGCACGTGACAGCTATAGAATTTATTCTACTGGCGGTAACTCAATGGGATTCAGAGGTCAGTTCTTAGAGTTCATTGGACCTAACGGAATTAAAGTTAACATCGTTCACGATGCTCTGAAAGACGATTTCGCAAGGAACAAAGTATACTATCCGGGAAAACAAGGACTTGCTGAGTCATACGTGTATGACATCATGAACATGGGTACTTCTGACGGAAGACCTAATATTCAGAAGGTAGCTCTTGCCAAGTTTGGTGACATTCGTGGTTATGAGCCGGGACTTCGTGATCCTTTCACAATCGGTCAAACAAACCGTGTTATGAGTAATCCTAAAGATGCATGGACAGAGCACAGAGCCTACACAGGTGGTGCAATTGTTTATGATCCTACAAGGACTGCAACATACAAACCAATTATACTTTAATAATTAAAGAAGAAGAAAATGGTTAAAAAACAAGGTGAAGAAGTTAATAAAGAAGGTGATGTAACAGTAGTGGAACAGAAGAAACCTAAGAAGGTTGAAAAATTTGTAGAACCACCGTTTACATTACCTAACACAAAGGTCCACGTGAAGCCCATCCTCCGAGCTGGAAGATGGCTTCCCGATGGACATTCAGGATCGTTTATGTATGATCATACCGTTCTTGGAATACAGGTTCCCGTTGATAAAAATTCGGGAAGATTAAAAAATCCTCTTACACCAGAGGAAGTGGAGTTCTTTGAAAATCGTGCAGGTCTTGACTTAGCAAAAGGTGACTTAAATCCTTACAAGAAAACTGATAATTTCTGGACGGATTTTAGAATATCAATTCGTAAGAGCGAAGAAATCGTAACAGATAACACTGTTCTTATGACGCTTAATTTGAACAACGCAATGGAGTACTTACAGTACAAGGTTCTTCTTACAAACACTGCTCCAGACGGAGGCTTAGTAGCTCCGAGTTGGCAGAGTAAATTCTTAAGTGGAACATATAAAATTGCACTAGTTCATGAAGGTCAACAGAATATCGACAAAATCAAACGTGGCGATATGATGAAGAAAGCGTACAAATATTTAAGTAAGATAGATGGTTCAGAAGAAGCAATGTTTGACTTCCTGACAATCTACTACTTGGAGAACGCTAAGAGTAAACGTCCATCTGAAGATTCAGATAAGGACTTCTACTTCTCAGAGATTCAAGACCTTATTGATGATGATATTGAAGGAGTTGTTAAGATCATTGATGATGCAAACAATTATGACTACAAGCTTCTGGTTCACAGAGGTCTCAAGATCGCAGCATTGAATATGCAATCAGGCGGTAAAATCGAGACTGTTGACGGAGTACCAATAGGAAATAGTCTAATGCAAGCGGTTCAATGGTTCAAAGACGACAAGCATCAAGACGAATACTTAAGATTGAAGAATCAGATAGAACTTAGTAAATAATGACAGCAACAGAAATGGGATATGAGTTCGACGTTGGTTATGATCGTATAACCAACTTCGACGCTCCCGGTTACACATCGAAAGAGAAATCGACGTTCTTAACAAAAGCTCAGGAGAGCTTGGTTAAAGATGTTTACAACGGTAATGCTTTTGTAGAAGAAAACAAAAGGATACTGGGTAGATTGAAAACATCGTCTGAAATTCTTGCAGCTGCAATGGCTGCTGGTCCATATACAAATTCTAGATGGGCTACGCTGCCAACTACAGCATTTGGTGTGATTAACGAGGTAGCCGTTCTCACAACAAACAGTAGTCATTTTTACGCAAGTACTGCGTTCTCAGATGTTCGAGTTAAACCGGTTGATGATGATTATTATCATTTAAACATTAACAACCCTTATAAGAAACCAAATCATACGAAGATTTGGAGATTAGATATCGGAGACATCATTAATGAGTTACACAAACTTGTATATATAATTGAAGCAAACACAACGTTGACAAGTATAAGAGTTTATCATTACTTAAAACCTGCACCAATTATAATAGAAGATTCTACGTATGGAGCGGGAGACGGATCAATAGATGGAGTATCACTAACTTCTTTTACAGCTGCAAACTTAGATTGCGTACTTAACAAAATTACACATCGAGAAATCGTAGACAGAGCAGTGAAACTTGCTTATGCAGCTCTACAAGATGAAAAAGGATTTCAAATTAGTTCTGTACAGGAACAAAAATAAAATATAAATTATGAACTCGGTAAGACTAACAACGCTTAACAAAAATGCTAATATTAGGAGTGCAGCATCAGCTGCAATTGTTAAAGGACAGCATTTCAATATACTGAGAGATGACGTTGAAACCATAGAAACTAATCTTGCTACTACTCAAGCCGCTTTAGATGTTGAAGAAGCAGCCTTAACTACTCATAAATTAATATGGTTAGCAAGTGGAGGATGGCAAGCAAATCCTTACTCAGTAGAGTTCACTGATATTGTGACGATAGATGGTTCTGAGATTGTAGGTACTTCTGCCCTTGACATTGGACACGTAGATGGAGCACTTCTTGTGGCTTCTCCAAGTTCAGATTATGTACTTGAATTTGTATCAGCAGTGTTTATCTATGATTATGATACAGCTGCCTATACTGGTGGAGCTGATGACATCGTTGTTCAGATAGGTGCAGTTGGAACACAAGTAACAGTATCAAGTGCTATAACAGGAGCAGACTTACTTGAAGCTGCTGGAGACAAAATATTACGATTAGGAGCTATAGCTACAGAAACTATACCTCTTGTAGGTGGCGATTTAAGTATTGCAGGAACAGCTCTTACTGATCCCGGTACTGCCGCAGGAGTGTTAAGAGTACATATAACATATAGAATACACACAACTCAATTATAACATAAAGTAAAAACGTGAAAAAATGGATTCAAGAAAAATCACAGCAACGAACCACAGCTTAGGATTTAGCACTAAAGCCGATAGTGCGGTGGTAAGGGGTAAATTTTACAATCAGCTAAAAGACGATTTTGACGTAATAAACCCGTCAGACGGTAATCTTGTTGCAGACACAGTTAGTCTTCAAACAGGCATAGTACAAAAAACTGCATTAACAACACTAACTGCTACTGAAATTGTAGGTACTGCTGCTGGTGACGTAGCTCACGCAGACGGAGCCATACTTGTAGCTGCTCCGGGAACAGGATATACTTTACAGTTTATCAGTGCAGTATTAATTTATGATCATGACACTGCTGATTATACAGGTGGAGGTAACGACACTGTTATCAACGTAGGTGTTACAGGAACACAAGTAGCTCATACCACTGCAATAGCAGCTGCTGCAATGTGGACAGCCAGTGCTGATTCAATTACACAAGTAGTTGAACTTTCAGCAAGTGATCAGGCTCTTGTAGACAACAACGTTATCAGCCTATTTGCTGGTACTGCTCCTACACAACCGGGAACGGCTGCTGGAGTACTTAGGTGCTATGTAACTTATAATGTAATAACACACGGATTATAATAATATTTTTTAACTTAATATTTTAATAAAATGGAAACAATTAAAGACGTAACACAATTATTCGTTGCTATTGACACTACAAATACTGCTGGTGTTGAAGCTGATGTTATCAGTAGCTATTCTGATCTAACCGACGGAGAAGTTGTAGTTTGTGATCACAAGAACGTTGTATTAACAAGTTCTGACAACTTGGTAGCAGCTGACTTTCCAACTCAGAGATTTAAACTTATCGCAAGATCAGGAACAACTCTGATTCAATCACCCCTAATCGGACAAGGTGAAGTCACAGGATATGCTGTGGGAACTCAGGTTGCTGAAGCACAACAACTTGACTATGTTGGTTCAAACGGTACAACTGGTGCATTAGATGTTATCACTGATAATCTCTATACAATCAGACTGTATATCCAAGAATCTACTATCCAAGGGTTCATGCAACAAAAAATCAAAGAAGGATTCTATAAGTCTGCTTCAAGCACAACTCAATATGCAGTTGCTCTTGGATTGCAAAACAGCTTAGTGAAGAACTACAGCCGTGAGCCTGAGCAAGACATGGTATTCCAAAGAGTTAATTCTGGTGCTAGAACTGCTGTTCCTACAGGTACTGTAACATTTGCTTTCAGTAAAGGAAGTAAAGTTTGGACTTGTACTGACATTGATGACGCTACAGCGACTGCTGCTCTTGTAGTAGGAGACTTGCTGGTTATTGGTACAGGAACTACAGATGCTGTTTACAGGATCGAAACTATGAATACCACTACTAACACTGGTACTTTTGATATGGAATATCAAGGTGCTTCAGGAAGTATCCTTGATACAGCCCTAACAGTAATTGTTATTGCTGCTATCAGTGATTATGGTATCAAGATTCAAGGTGTTGATAGAGGATTCCAACCGGGGTACAGAACAGCTGCACCTATCACTTGGAGTACAAGTATTGACTTCGGTGACGGAGCTACAGCTACTGTCAATAAAACAACTGCTGCAAATATCGGTGTTGGAACTGCTCAACAACTGGCAAATCTTGAGAAAGAATTGCAAGCTGATGAGAACGTATACCGTTCATTCGTAGAAGGTGGTGTGGTTGATAGAGCACAGATTACACCCGCTGCTCTTGCAGCTGGAACTCTGTATGATGTGGTTATCATTGATTATTTTGAATCTAACGATTCTGGACCGGGAGTAGCAATCAAATCTCCGAAGCAGATTATTATCGCTTCATCAGGAGGTGGACCAAACTCCGTACTGGAAGATGCAGACTCAGGTGTCATAGTGGCTCTTGACAAGATAATCGTTACTAACTGGGCAACACCCGGATTAGTGGTTCTTCAGGCACTTCTGACGTAATCAATCTTATATCTTACAAGGGAATGCGATAGGCGTATTCCCTTTTTTTTCTATTTTACATACTCAACATGAAGTTTGCCGAGATATTAAAGCTATTAGGTTTGCTAGGAGGTTTTGCTACTATGGTCATTGGTGGAGTACGGATATACGACAAGATTATGGAAGGACAAGGAGAAACCCAACAGGTGATCATTGAATCTAACAGAAGTCAAATATCAGGTGATTCAGCAATTATGGTCGAAGTAATTGCAGTTAAGGACTCAATCAAAACCTTAACTTTTAAGATGAATCATGCTGAAACCCTACACGAACAACAAGCAAAGTCTATGAAAAGCATGGACGAGTCATTTGAATTTTACAGAGAGAATGTTGGTAAATACAACGATGAGCAAATGGAGGAGGTCATTGCAATAATAAAAAAAAACAACGAGATAGTCTATCACGATTAAGGGAATACACCAGAGAACACGATGTAGTATTTGAAATTATTTACGATGAATAGCGAAGAAAAAAAAGCACTTGAAGATGAAGCTATTGTTACTGATCAGCATGAACTCATCAACAATGTAGTAGATCAAAAGATGCAAGCTTATGTTATTTGTAATACGACAGAACACCAAGACCTCGACAAAACACTTAAACGTTTAGAAATATTGGTAAGAGGAAGACAAATCAATGCACACGACGTTGTGCAATATTTTTTAATTGTATTACTCTTTGTGTTCATGATTATTGGAATAAAAGGATAAAACTTACAACATGCCGCATAGTTTAGGAACGAACTCTAAGAAACAATATGATACTCTTCATTCTGATTTACAGATGGTTGTCGATTGGGTGTTAGCTGAGTGTCTCGTTGACTTTACTTTGGTAGAAGGGTACAGGACTCCTGCAAAACAGTTCATGTACTACAAGAAAGGCAGAAAATTTATTGATGGTGAATGGGTACTTGTTCAACCGAAGAACAAGATTACTAATGTCGATGGTATGAAGATCAAAGGAAAACACAATTATAATCCTTCTTTAGCTGTCGATTTTTGTGCTTACGTACCTGAGAAACCACAACTAAAGTGGGATGCTATTCACCTCACATACATTGCGTCTTGTTTTCTCACCGTTGCGGAGTTTCTTCACAAAGAAGGACTTATCGAACACAAATTACGGTGGGGAGGTAACTGGGACAAAGATGGTGACTTAAGTGATAACACACTTTATGATAGACCGCACGTAGAACTATATATACCATGAATGTAATCAAAGGATCAGCAATGAGGCTTAACCTCATTCTCGCAAGCGTATCATCCTCTATCGTATTACTATCAGTAGCGGTGTATATTATCATCTCAGCGGTCAAAGAAATTCAACCTGCATGGACTGAAATGGGTATATTTGCCGCAGGTATTGCAGCGATTCTTACAGGTGTGAGTTATACAAAGGCTAAACAGAAGGAAACAGAGGCTAAAGAAAATGAAGAAAAGTAACATAATAGGAATAGCGTTCTTTATCATAGCAACATTTGTTATAGGTTGGAGACTATCTGAATCATACAAGATAGTTCCGAAAGACTCGATAGTTGTATCTCAAGTAACAATAGACTCGCTTGATGCGTATATCGCTCTAGCTGATTCTCTTGAAATACTAGCACATCTTCCACCTGACACTGTTTACAAGGACAGTATCATCTATGAAGAGGTTGCAGTTTACGTTGAAACGACACCTGTACCTACAGTTGATCCTGAAGATACTACGTTAATTGTCTATAATGACACGTTATATATCAAGGATACAGTACATGCGTGGGTGCAATATAAGGTCAGAGGATACGTAGAAGGTACTGCAATTTGGGGATTCAATCGAATTATAGAAGAAAAGACGGAAACTATTGAGAAGACAGTACCGTATCCTGTAATAAAAAATGTAGAAGTTCCCAAAATGGTAACTGGAAATTATATATCTCTCGCAACTGGGGGTAATGATAAAATGTTTATCTTTGGTGTAGACTACGATATGGTTAAACCTAACTACATAGCGGGTCTACAGTATAGAAGGTTCGGGAACACCAGTATTTACGGGGTAAAGATTGGTATAAACTTAAACGGATTATATAATAAAATAAGAAATGGACCTTAGTTTA